CTTAGGTCTCTGATTCTTCCCTTTTGGGGAAGATACAGAGCAGACTCTCAAGGAGAGTCACCTAGACTCCCTGCGGTTGATTGTTTAGATCAACCCACGCCGGCTAAATAGCCGGCGCGACCATAGGCTATCTGTGGTTGACCCGGAATGGAATCCCGGTTACCATGGCCTAGCCCACCTCTCCTTGATGCGGACGGAAGAGGGTCGCCCAGAACGTTGCAGGTGATCCTTGTCTTGAAAAGGCATCTCGCCTCTCTTCAAGAACCACTTCATCAAGGCTCCGTAGTCATCCACCGCGTTTGGTGGTGACTTCGACTCGACCACCATGCCCCTGACAAGGGGGCATTGTTGATCGAGGTCATGTCTTGTCTCCTGGCTAGGGAGCCAAGCTGCATGACGACCGAGCAAGCTGGAAGTTTCTAGTACAACTGGAAAGGGAATAATCTTCCCGATCAGTTCATCTAGGAATCGTACCGTCTGTGGGAAATACAGCTTATCCAGCTGATTCCTCAGGGAGACGGTAGACACCAGCTCGTCAACGTCCCGTCGGCTATCCGGTAGGAGAGTACGTACACGCGCGACCGTAACAGGTACGCCACGGTAGTACTCCATCCCGCAACTCTCTCTGAAACTGCCAGTCCAGAAAGACTTGCGCATGTTGACTCGAAACCCAAAAGCTTCGAGTTCCTGGATAACCTGGTGCACATATTCCACGGGGACAACGATGTCATCCCCGTAGACACGCACCCTGTCATAGAAGGACTTAATGTCCTTCATGACCAGTGGACGGCCTAGCGCCTGCTCAATTCCAGCGAAGATCACTGTCGTAAAGACCAGTGCCTCCATTGGAAAGCAGAGCGCTGAACCCATGGACGCGAACTTGGCGAGTCTTACGGTACTAATCGTACCATCTCGCCGTGGCACATCAGCCTTCCGACTCCTTGTGGCATCCACCGCTAGCCGAAGCCAACGATGATTCGCCAAGAGGAGACGTACATGCTGATTGGAGACCCTATCCGAAGCCTCACTGAGATCCAGTGTGGCGAGAGTTCCAGTGATGGAGCCCTCTCTCGCGAGCCATTGGTTTGGTTCTTGAGATTCGAACTGGATGAAATGGCGTGGGTTGTCATGACCCGCCATCTCTTGCATCATCATCGAGAGAACCCCTTGCTGCATATATTGCATACAAGTGGGTTCGATGGCGATGATCCGAGGAGTCTTCAGCGTCTTGGGGACGGGGATAACCTTTACGGGTATCTCCTCCCCAGGTTCGAGGATCCGCGTAACGTCCGTCCTGCTAAGGAAGGACTCAGATGGAATCAGGTTCTCCCAGTGTGGGAAAATCTGCTCCAGCCTTCGGGTCCACGTGGACTGATTATACTTCGCGTTACCGCGAAGTTTGTCAGCCGTGGCCCCTGGGCCATGCTTGGGCATCACTCCCTCGTTGTAGATTCGAGAATCTACAGACGAAAAGAAATCTGCCCACAGCAGTCTGCCGATTCTGGCGAAACGATCGAACCGGTCAGGTTCAGATCGTAGCCGATAATCGGATTGACGCAGATCCTGCTCACACTCCAGGAACTTGTCGACTGCCCGCCAAGTGCGGTCAGAAGTACACTCAAGTTTCACCTTGCCGAACATCAGAGAGATCTGACGCACGGCTCGGATTGCTTGAATGTCAGGCTCCTGGAGAAGACATCCACTGTCGCGGTCGAAGATAAGCTCTAGGAAACCTCCGAGAAATCGGGGGAGACCTCTGCTCCGCTGGAAACCAGCGAAGGCATCGAGAGCGACGAACTCCTGTGCGAGACTTTTTTCGAAGTCAGCACAGAAGTCCGGCAGGGTAATCGTCAAAAACGAGAACCCCTCTTCTTCGACGCGCCTCGTGATCGTTTTAAAATCACGAGTGGTGCTAGTGCCGCATCGGATCCCCAAATCAATGAGGATCCATTGTGCGAGCGCGATCGGGCTTTTCACTTGCTCCTCCCAATCAGGGGGGTAGCGAGATCCTCGCCCATGTCCCACAAGCCGGTTAGAACCAGATCCGTCTCAACTGATTGCAGATATTCAGCAACCAGAAAAGGATATGGAGATATCTTTCTCTCCACATCCAGGGACGGATCAGTTCTCACCACCCAAGAGCTGGGTGACCTTTGCTCCAGTCGAAGCACTGAGGTACGCTGTAAGAGCGTCCACCAGATACTTCTGCTCCGTGACCGTGAATCCGTTCACAGGGGTGTCCACAACCATGTAACAACGCATGGAATTGCGGACATTCTGCGACGGAACCAGGGGATCAGCGGAAACCTTTGACTGGGTCAGGCCAATCGTTCGACGCGTCCTCTTCCCGTAGGCGGAGGAGACGTCGAGCCGTACGGTACCATCCCCGGTTTGAAAACCACCGGAGTTGATACCGCTGCTAACTCGCGGAAGCGAGGTCGCAACGGCGTTGATTGTCACTGACTGTGGGTCTGCGTAGGACATGGGAACGCTCTCTGTTGAAGTTCGGCAGAGTCAGGTTGACCCCACCGGGATGCATGCACAAGAAGTGCGCATCACTCCTCAAGATCTCAGTTGAGATACTTGAGGTTGCCGCCCGGAGACTTGGTTAGCCCCAGAGCAGCGAGGATGGCGAGCTGAGACGCTGAAAGCGACGTCCAGTCTACGCCAAAACCGTACGGTGAAGCTCGTGTTCGTTCCTTACGAGTAATCGTATGGAATTGCACGAGTGAAGATGGGCCTGAGCTACCTGGACTGTAGGTAATACCAGTCTTACGGTACTCACGTGTGCAGGTTGTTCTATGCATCACGTACCCATACTTCAACACCAACGAATCGCTGGAGAACAAACTGATATTGGACAAGAAAGTTCCAATATCAGATTGCCAGTCGATCAGCCAGGACCATGGTGTGAGTTGCCAGATGACGTCCGCCGTAAGGCGGTCGCCCAGCAGCTTGTTAGCTAGCTGTTCGTACCTCTCCATCTTATCTATGAAGGAATGTCCCTCATGTAGATGGTAGGTGTACGCACCTGAAAACCACACCTCGCTGTGATAGTTATCCATCACAGTGGTGGGAGGAACCCCAGCAAACAGTGGCATTCCCAGATTGAAGAACGTAGGAGTAGCAATCCCTACGTCCTCATCTGGGCGCTGCACACTGGATGCACTCCCATCGAGACTAGCTCGTCTTCGGATCGGAAGACCCGAATCCCGCTTATACTGTCGCACGATGTTATTCACATCGAGGACAGCGCGGGACAGCTTCTGGACGTCCTGAATGAACGGACGGATCCCGAACTGCATGTTCAGATGTTCTCCACCAACAGCCGCGGCCGCATCACGCGTACCGCTAAGCTTGCCAGTGGAGGCACTGTATTTTGCAGCTAGAGATCCCGGAAGCTCAGGTAATCTTTCCCTGAGCTCACCGAGAAACTGAGCGAGATTAGCCTCTGGCGCTGTCGGTATCGTCATCCGAATGAGTCTACTCCCATCAATCACCTTTGAGTGATCAGTGGGGTAGTCCATCGGAGGCATGACGGGGCTGAGCATAGGAAGGCAATAGCCTTCATGCATCAGCAGATCGCCATACGGAGTCCCCTTTGCATAAATGGTCTGAGGTTCAGGCCACAGATGCTGAGTGAGACTCGACGAGAACTCATGGCCATTGTCAGGTAGATTCCTTCCCAGGTCTCCATCTGACTCAACCTTGAGCTCCCTCGCGAACTCAATTTGAGATCCCGAGGTATTGACAAATCCGCCATCAGTGGGGTCAGGCGCAGCCCTCCTACCAGTTCGGTAGGAGGTTGTCGTCTGATCCCCACTCTGGAGATATGCTTCCCCTGCCCCATTTGGGGCAGAGTAGCGGAATCCATTCTGGACCCAATACCATGAATATTTCTTCCATGGTAGGCTCCTGGTCTCCGTTGTCTGCATATCTCGGTCCTTGGTACGGTTAGAGTCCGGTGAGCATCCGCTGACACAGGGTATAGGCCTGACCAATAGGACGAAAAGTCCTGGTCCAGCTTGCCCTCGCTCGTGTCAGCGAATGCTAGTAATAGCGCGCTTGTACCTCGTCCCAGACTATGGGGCGATAGCGCACTAGCACCGGGAGGGACCCATCTGGG